TTCATTCCCGAACGCGCGCCCTGGCTGGCCGACTTCTTGAAGGAAATCGGGGACTTTCCAACGGGGGCCCATGACGACATTGTCGACGTCCTGGTTCATGGTCTTCGCTTCTTGAAGCCCCGCTTGACGGGCCTTCGGCAAGGGGTCGAATCTGAACCGAAAACTTCCCGCTGGCGTGAGTGACTTGATTTGACAACTTTAATATGGTATAAATTGACAGTATGGAAGGTCAATTCGAAGACGCGAAGAAGTTACGGGATGAAGGTTTAAGTTATCGTGCAATTGGTGAATCTCTTGGAATTAGTAGCCAACGTGTTCATCAAATCCTGAAAGGCTATCACACGACATACGGCGGTCTTTCCCAAAGGGAATATTTCCGAAGGAACTATCTTTCCGTAAGAGACTCTGTAACTGGTAAGAAAACCAGCTTGCGAGTAAGTAAAAGAAAACGCCCGCAGGATACCTGCGAACTCTGTGAATGCCACGCTGAAAAGCTTCATTATCATCATTGGAACGACGAAAATTATCTTCAAGGGCTTTGGCTTTGCGGACAATGTCATTTCTTTGTTCATGGAATTGACGCTGGTTATATCGAGAAATTGCTTCATTTGAAATATGAGAAATTAAAATCCGAAATCTCCATTGTTTCAATTTGACATGATGGTAAAATCAAACTAACATAAGTTTAACTTGAATGAAAAAGGGGGCCAGCAATGACGACACAAAACAACCGTTCAAAGACCCTACCGAATAACAATCGACCGAACAACGGTCGCCAAAATCAAAGGCGGCCGTTCCGCAATAACAACCAGGGCCAAGCCCAGGGCCAGAACCCGCGAACCGTCGTCGGCGTGACTGGCCTGAAGCATATCGGCGGCCAGATTCGGGAAGAATACCTGAACGCGCTTCGGAACTGGTCGACCGAAGCGAAACTTTACGACGAAATGCGGGACGACCCGATTGTCGGGGCCCTTCTGGACGCAATCAAGCTTCCCCTTCAAGCGGCCGCCTTCGACGTCGAAACCGCGCCAGGCGGGACGCCAGCGGACGATGAAGCCGCGAAATGGCTTTGGGAATGTATGAACAAAATGACTGGCCAGACATGGAACGGCCATGTCGAAGACGCCCTGGAATGCCTGGACTTCGGCTTCGCCCTTTCCGAAATCGTCCTGGACAAACGGGCGGACGGCCGCCTTTGGCTGAAGAACGTCGACCCGCGGGGCCAGGAAAGCTTGAATTCCTGGCAATATGACCCAGCTGAAAAGGACAAGCTGGAAGCTTTCGTCCAGAACGACCCGAACGGCGGGGCCGTCTTCACAATCCCGCTTTCGAAATGCGTTCATTTCCGATACAAAGGGCGGAAGGGAAATCCCCAGGGTCATTCGGTTTTACGTGCCTTGTATCGTCCATACAAATTTGCCCGAAACCTGGAAGACCTGGAAGGAATCGGAATCGAACGCGACGTCGGCGGAATGCCAATGGCGAAACTTCAAGGCGGCGATTACGGCGACCAGGACATAACCGACCTGAAGGCGGCCTTGAAGGGGCTTCGCAAAGACGAAGAAGCTTATCTTATCGTCCCCGAAGGCGTCGACATTTCGCCGTTCGGCGGCGGGAATAAGATTTACGACGTCGACCAGGTCATAAACCGTTATCATAAAGTTATGCTTATGCGCTTCTTCGCGCAATTCCTAATCCTGGGCATGGACAAGGTCGGAACGCAAAGCCTGGTCAAAGGTTCCCAGGACTTCTTCAGTCTTGTCCTGGAAGGCGTTCAGCGTTATCTTCTTGAAACCTGGAACAATCAGCTTGTCCCATACCTTTTCAGGTTCAATTCCTGGAATGGCATTTCGGGCCTTCCGACGATTACCTGGGAAAAGCCTGGTCGGGTCGACCTGGGCGAACTGGTCAACTTCCTGAACACGGCGGTCGGGGCGAAACTTCTGACGCCGACCGACCTGGACGAAGACCACTTGCGTTCCATTTCGGATATGCCTGAACTTCCCGAAGAAGACCGCGGGGCCCCCAGGACGCCCGAAGCCCCGCCAATGGGCGGGATTTTTGACCTTCCGAAGCAAGTCAAAGACCTGGGCGACAAAATCGACAAGGCGGCGTCCGCGAAATGAAAAGATACTTTCCGCAAAACTGGAACGATACGCTTTCCCTTCTTTTGATTTTCATTATCCCGTTGTTATGGAAATATGGCGACCTTCGGGAAGACGTCAACGGCGCGCTGATTGTTACCTGGTCGCTGGTCTTCCAGTATTACTTCCGCCAGCGGCCGCCGAAGGACACGGAATAAGAATGTCAACGCGTAAATTATTCGCCAGGAAGCCCGCTGGCCAGAAACAACGCCGCGGGTCGGGCGATTGGGAACGCGGGGTCAATCGTCAGCAACGCCGTCTTGTGAGGGTCTTCGACGCCTGGGCCGCCGCGCTGAAGGCTGACATGACTTCCAGGTCCCGCCGCGGGGCGACGATTCCCGAACTTCAAGGCGTCCTGGACGACGCGATTCCCAGGCTGGAATCCCGCTTGGCTGAAGTCCTGACTTCTGGCGTTGAAAAGGCCGTCCGTTCGTCCGCCGGGTCGCGGTCGGGCTTGACCGCGGTCAAAGGAACCCAGGACAAGCTGATTCGGGAAAACCTTCAACTTCTTCGCGAAAGTCTGATTCCGAAGGTTCATGAAAAGTTCACCCTGGCCCTGGCGACGGCCCTTCCCCTGGGACTTATTGGCGGATTGGCCGTTGACCAGCAAAAGGCGGTCGCCCTGGCCATTAAGAACGCTTCAGTCGCTACCAGGGCCGCCCCGGCTCAGTATGCCGGTGGGTATTGGGTCGCCGTCTTCGAAACTCAAAAGACGGTCGGCGGCGTCCGCGAAAACGAACGGGCCGCCCAGGGCTTGCCAGTGGAACCGGTTCGTTGGGTACTCGACTCCCTTGCCGAACACTGTCTACCGTCACCTGGTTTTTATGGTTGCGTCGAATTAGCTGGCGAATACCCTGGCGGCTGGTCGACCTTGCCGACCGTCCCCGCCGGGCAGACGACTTGCCGCGGGAACGATCGTTGTAGAATCGAGGTATTTCGGAATGGTGAATGGCGTCGCGGGGTTTACGATGATTAGCGGCGATAAGGTTTACTGTGATTGCTGTGGTTCGCAAGTTCTGGCGCAAATAGTCGGCGACAAGCTGGTTATCAAAGACCGGCGGCATGGCGAAAAACACATGGTCGTCATTCCGATTCGCGAATTACTTGACAAAATATCTGAAACAAGTAAAATTAAAGTAACTGAATAAAGGCGGCTTGACCGCCCAAAGTTGGCCCGACCGACCCCGAAGACGGAATATCCGTCCTTCGGGGTCTTTTTTTATTTTAGGGGCCCTGACGAATGGAGTGTAAGAAGTGTCGAATCGAAATGCGCGAAATCAAGGAACTATCCCGCGGAATGGGAAACCAGCGTTTCTTGATATGCCCGACATGCGGCTTGATATGCCTGGTATCGGGGGACAAAATAACGCAATCCTGGCCGCTCCAGGGCGACCAGGAAGGGGAAGGGAATTATGAGTCCAATAGGGCCTTATTCAGATTGGGCTGATTGCGTAAGCAAGAACGGGGACAAGTCTTCGCCTGAAGGCTTTTGCGCCTGGCTGGAACATAAGATAACGGGGAAATGGCCTGGCCAATTATCGGCCGATAAATACCCTGAAGCCTTCATGACCGCATACGACGCGGCCCTGGTTGACGGCAAGACGGAACCCGAAGCCTTCAAGCTGGCTGAAGAAGCCGCGAAGAAGGCGGGTTACGACCTGACACGCTTCGGCTGGGTCAAGGCATTCCAGGCCCCGACCATGAAGAAGGTCAGCGGCGTTCGAATCTTCGCCGCGGGAACCTGGACGGATTCTTCGGGAACCGAACGAACCTGGTCGGAAGAAGACCTGAACAAAATGGCGGCCGCTTTCCAGGCTGGCGTTCCCGAAATCGTCCCGCTGAAATGCGGTCACACGTCCGACGAATTCAATCAGAAAATCGCCGAAGCCCTGAACGTTCCCGTCGACGTGGTCACTGGCGACAAAGGCCAGGGACAAATTTCAATCGGCAAAATGACTTCCCTTGAACGGAAAGGCGACCTTTTGGTTGCCACGTTCGATAATATCCCCGAACCTATCGCCAACTTAATCGAAGGCGGCCAATATTCGACCGTATCGGTCGAAATTGAAGACCAGGTCGGGGACTTCGGCCCCGTCATAACGGGCGTCGCCTTGCTGGGCGCGGAAGAACCAGCCGTTGATAAGGCGACCCTGGAACGGGCCCTGGTATTCGGCGGGGCCAGGAAGGGCGCGCGGGTATTGTCCTTTGAAAAAGGGGACGAATTACCTGACGCCGCGACGCTTCAGTCGGAATTCAACGACATTCGGAAAGCGTTCGCCGAAGTGGTCAAAGGGAAGAAGGGCGCGCCCGTGTTCAGGGCTATGTTCGGCGGAATGGCCGAACTATTCGACAAAATGGTCGGCGGACGGCATACCGCTGACGCGGGGACTGGTAATGAAGCCCCCGAAGACCGCGCAAATGCCAAAGGCAAAAATACGAAAGAGGGGGAACAAAATCAAATGGACATGTTGAAACAAATGGCGGCAATGCTGGGCCTGAAGCCCGAAGCGACCGCGGAAGAAGTCATGTCGGCAATGAAGGCCGTCCTGGACAAAGTCAACGCCGTCCCGCCCGTAATGGCGGAAGAACTGAAGAAGGCGACCGACCGAATCGGCGTCCTTGAAGCCCAGGTCACGGGACAAACGTCCCTTGCCGCCTGGAAGGAAAAGACCGCGTCCTTCACGTCGATTCCAGGAACCGCCCTGGAACATGCGACGAAGCTGGCTGAAATCGAAGCCAAAGCGGGCAAGACCGTCGCCGACGCGCAATATGCGGCCCTTGCGGAAGCGAACCGCTTGTCGGCCGAAGCTTCGAAGGTAATCGGGACGTCCAGGAATGGCGAACCGACCGACTTCGACAAAGAAGTCACGGCCTATATGAAGGCCCATGCCGACGTCGCGAAGGGAACCGCAATCAAGGCCGTCGCGAAAGCGCGTCCTGACCTTTGGGCCGCCCGCGCCTAGCAACGGGGAAAATAAACGAACGAAATTTTAAGGGGGAAATCAAATGGGAGTAAGCGAAAAACTTATCTGGACGGAATCTTACGAAGCGAACGACAACTATTCCGCGAAGCAATATTACGGGTGCAAATTCGACGCGAACCGTCGCGTATTATTGCCGACCGCCGATTCTGACGTCATCGCCGGAATCGTCCTGAACAAGCCGACTGACGGACAGACGGCCGAAGTCCTTATCGTCGGCCGCGCGCCTGGCGTGGTCGCCGAACAAATCACGGCGGGCCAGCGCGTCCGTATCGCCA